ATATGTTGCATATAATACTTTAAATAAAAAATGGGTAATTAAAGCTTCTGCAGAAGAAAAAGAAATAGATTATGAAAAATTTCTTTTATCTATCCATGAATGGAATGTGGCAGAAAAAACAGGTAAATCCATTTTTACTGGATTGAGAAAATGTTTTCTTGATAAGGAAATGTTCAGAGCTCAATTGAGAGGTCTAGCTCAAAAATATGGAGATACTATTATTTTCTTTGGATATGATCCAGCAGAAGATGAAGAAGATGTGAGAAAAAAGGCAGAAGATATTAAGCAAATGCAGGGAGGGAAAACTGCAATAGCAATTCCAAATGATGATGGGAAGTTGAAGGACAATTTATATGTCATGACTTTATCTGATTTAGATACAGAAGTATACACCAAACTAGAGGACAGAGAAAAAGAAAGGTTGATTCAAAATATACTTGGTGGAACTTTAACAATGGAATCGGGGAATGGTACTGGAAGCTATTCTCTAGGACAAATACATCAAGAGAGCTTCAATGAAGTTGTAGAGGAATGCTGTTCTTTCATCGCTGAAAGTATGCAACAACTTTTAGAATTTGATGGACAATATTTTGGATATGATCCTAAAGAGTTTTATTTCAAATTGGAAACTAAGAAAGACAGAGACAAGGAAATCGACTTTGAAACAAAAGAAGCTCAATTAAATATGGTTAAAGTAGATAATATTCTAAAACTTACCCAAGCAGGGATTGGGCTTACTACTGAATATATATCATCTGTTTTAGGAATAGAACAGAAATATATAACAGAGATAGAAAAACCAGTAATTGAATTTGCTGGAAAGGATAAAAAAAAAATCCTGATTGATAATGTAAAAAATACTTTTGATAAAAGAATGACTGATAGTGAGATAAAACTACAAGAATTCGTAAAAAATATTCAAAAAAGTGTAAAAAAATGGCTGGAAACGGATATTTTATCAGAAAACTTGAATCTTGATATAAATATCATGGAAGAACTATATATTAAAACTTTGCTATTTGGTTATGTAGATAGTTTGGAGCAAAGGGGCAATAAAGAGTTCCAAGAGGAACTTGACCCATTTAATATGAAGTTTAATGAGGCCATAAACTATTTCGTTAATAAAGCACCTATTCTATATGAGAAATTAGAAGACATCACATTATCAGCAAGAGATACATTTTTTTATATAAAAAGAAGTACAGAACTTGAAGCAACAAAAAGAGTTTTAGAAAGCCTGAAAAAAACACTTGAAAATGGAGGCACGTATCAGGAATGGAAACAAGACATTGCTGATATAGCAGATAAGGCTGGTTTAGGTGAAGATGGCTGGTATTCTCATTTAGTTTTTAGGCAAAATATGGTAAATGCCTACCAAAGCGGAAGATATGAGCAGCAAATGGAAGATGATGAGTATTTCTCTTATCTCCTATTTGATGGAGTAGAGGACGAAAGGCAAACAGATTTTTGCAAAACTTACTCAGGAAAAGTTTATAAAAAAACTGATCCAATCTGGGCTTTAATCTATCCACCTAATCATTTTAATTGTCGTAGTAGTGTTATTGAATTAGGGATAGATAGAGTAAAAGAGTTAGGACTAGAAATTTTTAAATCTAAGAAAAAAGAACTGAAAGAAATAAAAAATGAAATAGGAGATTTTGCAAGGCCGCCTATAGACATAAAAGAAAGAGAAAAGGACATAAAGGCTAAAGAAAAGAAACTTGTACAATTAAAACTTGAAATAGCTGAATTTATGGAGGGTAAAAAATGATTGTTAGAGGAAGTACCCCTACATTGACTTTTGAAACAGATATAAAAGATACAGCAAGTGAAATAAAAGACTGTGAAATAACAATAGAAAGTGAAAAGGTCAATATCAAAAAAAGTAAAAGTGATATGCAATTTAAAGATCAAATGATTACTTGTACTTTAAGTGAAAATGATACTTTGCTTTTTGAACAGAATGGAGACGGAAAAACAAGAGTACCAAAACCAGAGCCTATATTCATTCAATTAAAAGTAACATTAAATAATGGAACTGTACTTATAAGTGAAACATTAAAAAGTACAGTACACGCATTACTTGGAGGATAATATGAATTTTAAAGTTAAATTTGGAGTTGTTTACTTAGGTGGAGAGGGGGGCGGGGGGAGTGACAAAAATTATATACACAATCAAACAGAAGCTAAAAATACCTGGATAATAATCCATAATTTAGGTAAATATCCATCTATAGACATTATAGATGATAATAATATCATCATAATGGGAGAAATAGAATATATAAGCGAAAATGAGATAATAGCAAGGTTTAACAAAGAATATACTGGAAAGGCTATATTAAATTAAAGTGGAGGTGATTATAAATGCCAGAATTAAAATTTGGAGCAAACATAAATTTAGAAGGGAATCAAGCTATAAACATTGTAGCTGAAAATGTGGCTAGTGACCCTGTGGAGAAAACTGCAGGAAGATTTATATATAATACAACATCAAAAACTTTTAAATATTGTGATGGTACAAGTTGGTTAGCAGTTGGAACTGGTGGAGTATCAGGAATACAAAAATACATTGAAAATGTAGGAGATGGCTCTGCAACAGGTTATACAATAACTCACAACTTAAATACAGAAGATATTACAGTTTCCCTTTACGAAGGGAAAAAGACAGTATTTTCAGAGGTAGAAATATTAGATGAAAATTCTATAAAAGTGAGTTTTTCAAAAGCTCCAGCCTTAAATGCTGTTAAAGCTGTAATAATAGGGTAAAGCTTATGGGAAGCTATAAAATAAAAGATGGACTTACCCCAATGCTTAAAAAGCTTGTAGGGAAGCCATCACAAATAACAAATAGAATAGCAAGAGATATGAGAAGTGAAGTTGAATTGAGATTCAGGAACGGAGAAACACCAGAAGGAATCAAATGGAAACCAAGCCTTAGAGGTGGAAAAACTCTTGTTGATACTGGATTATTAAGAGAAAGTTTTCAAATTAAATATGATAACAAAATGGCACAAGTTGGAACAAATGTAAGGTATGCTCGTATCCACAATTATGGTGGAGTTATAAGAGCAAAAAATAAATATTTAACAATTCCAATAGCAAGAGAAGCTAAAGGAAAAAGTGCTAGAAGTTTTCAAAATACTTTTATTTTTAAGAGTAAAAGAACAGGGAATTTATTTATAGCACAAAAGAATGGTGTAAATTTAAGAACTCTATATTTATTAAAAAAACAAATAACAGTACCAGCGAGGCGTTTTATGGGAATTAATCAAAGAATGGCTAATAAATATAGCGGCTGGATAAAAGAACTATATATAAAGAAATAGCAGGAGGTGAAACAGTGGCCAAAAAAAGAGTAAAAGTTTTTGAGAGTGGTAGTTTTCCGCAGGGAGAATTTTCAGAAGAAAGAACAAAAAGAGTATTTGAAAATGCAGGAGAAGTACCAGGAATATATATACATAGTTCCAAGTGGCAAAATAAAGGGAAAAACCCTTTAGAACTTGGAAAATTTGATAATTTTTCTTTTGAAAAAACAGGAGAAAACCTTGCTGTTTATGCTGATGTAGAACTAAATGATAAAGGACAACTTTACCATGAAGATGGTGTATTCAATGGGATATCTGTTGAAATAGATGCCACAAAAGATTCTTTAGGTAGTATAGCTCTATTACCTTTAGGAGTAGAGCCAGCAGTGGCAACAGCAGAGTTCCAAGCAGAAGAAAAGAAAGTAGTTTACATGGGTAAATATGAAGAATTTGAAGTAAAAGGAGGAATAGAGCCAATGCCAATAGATAAAATTATAGAAGCTATAAAAGGGTTATCTTTAGGAGACAGAGCAACAGTAATAAACGCACTTACAGCTACTGTATCAGATGAAGAAAGAAAAGGGATGAGAAAACTTTTAGAATGGGAGAAAATAGAAGTTATTCAAAATACTCCTGAAAAAGAATTGACAATAGAAGAAATAAGAGAACAAGTTAAAAATGAAATGGAATTTGAAGCCAAGAAAAAGGCTTTGATAGAATTATCAAAGAAAAAAGTAATCCCAGTTCTTCAACCTGCAATAGAATTTGCAATAGAAAAGGCAGCAGCAGAAAGAACAACAATCATTGAATTTTCAGAAACAGAGAAAATATCGCAATTTGAAAAATTTGAAAAAGAATTTGGAGCAATGAAAGACGCTGCAAATTTTAAAAGTGAAACAGAAAAAATGGAATTTGGAGCAGTAAAAGAAGAAAATAAAGAAACAACAGAAGACCATAAAAAAAGAATAGGAGGATATTACAATGGGTAAAAATTTAGTTCAAACAATAAAAGAGTTTGATACAAAAATCTATAAAATAGAAGGACCACTTGGAAAAAGTTTAATGTTGGCATCAGGAGAAGGAGAAATTCAAATAGGACAAGTTCTTTCTTATGATGAAGCAACAGGAAAAGTAGTTAAATATGTATCTGGAACAAATGAAGCTTTTTCTATTGCAATGACTGAAGCAGATGCAACCTCAGAAGATGTACCTGTTTTAGTTGCAGTTCCTAATACAAGATTTAACAGTGTTGAAATTATAGGAATGACTTTAGCAACAGATTTTAAAGGAATTAAAGAACTTTGGAGCAATGGCATTACACTAGAGGAGGTAAGATAATATGGCATTAACACAAGAACAAATAACATTTATAGGTGTATATAACGAAATACCACATGTTGTAAATAGATTTTTTACTAGAAGAATAAAGAATGGAAAAATTCCTTTTATAACAAACATGGAAACAATAAGTTTTGAAGAAGTTAAAAAACAACTTAAAAAAGCAAAAATTTTAAAAAGAGAAGAAGAATTTCCAGTGGCTAAAACTGGTGGAAGTGTTGTAAAAGCTGTAACACCAGAAGTAATAAAAGAATCAATGATTTGTTTACCAACAGATCAAATAAATAGAGAACCAGGAGAAGCAACATACATAAATGGAAGAGTTGTAGATAAAAGAACTTATGAAAGAGATAGAAGAATTGCAGCAATAAAACAATCTATTGAAATAGTAACAGAAGAAATATCAGCAGGAGTATTTTTGAAAGGAAAATATAAATCACCAGATACCACTAACGAAACAGAGTTCACATATCCTACTCCTGAATCAGTAACTAGAGCTTCTATCAAAGAATGGGCTATTTGGTTTACTAAGAAAATAAATGATTTTTCAAAGGATAAAAAAGTGCAAGTAACAGAAATACTTGTAGGAGAAAATGTATTTAATGACATATTAGCAACATATAATGCAAGTTCAAATAAAGTCATTCCTGCTAGTGCTAAAAGAGTAAAAACAGAAGATGAACAATGGGAATTGCATTTAGAAGCTTTTGGATTTGATTTTGTTATGACTCCACAAGCAACAGATACAGAAGGGAATGCTATTGATACAAAAGATTCTATCATGCTTTATAATACTCAAGCTTTTTTACCTGCATATGCAGGAGTAGTAAATGTAGTAGGGGAAGAGGCTACAATGGAAGCTATTGATGTATTAATAAGAGAAACTCCAGCAGATAAAAAAACTGGAATAAAAGAAACATTAGGAGAATCAGCTTATTGTCCAATTATAACAAATCCAACATTGATAAAAACTTATAAAGTAACTGGACTATAAGGAGTAGCTTATGACTTTTGAGGAATTAAGCGAAAGACTACAACAATACTTTATAGAAGAATTTGGAACAAGAGAAGTAGCAGAAAACAATCTGCGTTCTTATGAGAATGAGGGAGAATCTCTTATCACTATGAGTGGTCTGAAATCTCCTGATGATTTGACAGACAAAGAATTGAATGTGTTAAAAGAACTATATGCAGAGTATAAAATCTATGCTTGTGTAGGTAATGAAATAATAGCACAGACCAAGCAAAAAGATTTTTACAAAGCTATTACAGGGCTGCAAGAAAGAAAAAAAGATAATAAAACAGAAGAGAAAAGCTCGAAAGGAATGATGGTTTTTAATGGATAAAAAGAAAATTCCAAATCCATATGAAATATTATACAAAATAAAAGAATTATTAAAAAATAACTTCAAATATAAGGTAACAGTAGGATTTGTAGAAAAAAACTTAATGGAAAATTCATTTATAAATCAAATTGTTATTTCTCCAATGGGGGATTACTTGGAAAGTCAGGGGCTAGCCTCTGCTTCCCGAGTTGATAATCCTGAATTTCAATATAATGTACATTTTTTAATTAAGTCTAAAGCAGGAGAAGAGCCTTTAAAGAAATTTCTTGAAGAAAGGCAGCAAATACTTGAAATAATTTTTAGTCAAGAATTAGTAAATTTAGATACAAAAATAATGTCACAAAGTGTCAGAACGACACTTAATAACGAAATATCCGAGAATATAACATATGATTTTTGGATAGCTACCTTTGAAGTAACCGCAAAAATAAGGAAATAAAGGAGGAAAGAAAAATTGAATATAAAACTTTTAATTGGAGAACAACTTGATGAAAAAACTATGGCTACATCATTCATAGCTTATCAAAATGCTACTGAAATTAATCTGGCTCCAAATTTTGGAAAAACAGATTCAGAAGCATTTACAGGATCAGCTTATAAAGGAAAATCATTTGTATCTACAGCAGGAGCAACAGGAAATATTGCATTTGAATTGACTGTAGAAACTATAAAAAATCTACTTCCTGCTTTAGGGTATACAGTAGCAACAGGAACTGATACAGTAACAGGGGTAACAATAACAGATATAGGAAAGGCTAATGAGAGTGGAAAAATAGAAAAGTTCTATACTTTGATAGAGCAAAATTTAGAAGATAAGGAAGAAAGAATAATGACAGGGTGTCAACTAAACAATGTAACCCTGGATATATCACAAGGGGCATACTGCAAACTTACAGCAGATGTGGTTGGATATGCTTTTGAATATAAAGATACTCTAATTCATTCAGGAACTGCCATTTCTGATATAGAGAATTTATTAACTTGTGTTACTTCTAACTTGACAATGGGAACTACAGATGTTTCGGCAGAAACTCAAAGCGTTTCAATAGCTATAAATAACAATCTTGAACAAAAATATGGTTTAGGTAGCAGAGACGCTACAAAAATTACAAGAAATGGATTTATAGAATCAACGGCAACAATAACTTTGAATGCTTATAATAAGGCAAAATTCAAAGAGGGAATAGAAGCTTTAATGGCAAATGATAAAGTGTCATTACTTGTAAAAATGGCAGAAAACTACGACAGTGGAGCTAATATTGTTTATATAAAAATACCTAACATGAATGTTACATCAGTAGAAATGACTGATAAAAACGCTGGGGGAGGTATGACGCAAGAAATGGATATAGCCTATGATATAACGGCTGGAACTCCTATGTCATATCTTTTTGGAACTTTAGATTAATTAATAAAATGGAGGAAATGAAATGAATATAAAAAAAATAGGAAATGAAAATACATATGTGGAATTTGAAACTGTAATGAATTTTGGGACTAAAACACAATTTGATGAAATGAATATAAAACTTCAAATAGAGACAATAGAAAACACTGTAACAAGAGAGAGAACAATGTCTTTTAAAGTGTTGCCATTTGAGAAAACACCAAAATGTTTCTTACTATGTAAACAAGTTAAAAAAATAGTTGAAAATGGAGTAGAATTTTATAATGGACAAAATGAGTTGACAGCAGAAGTGTTGGGAAAAGTTGTTTACAATATTGAAAACCTAGAAAAAGCATATAAAGAATTGATAGGAGAAATTCCGACTTTAGCAGAGGTGGAAGAAGAAAAAAAGTAATGTTGATGGCTTGTGGATATTTTATGGGAGATAACAGGGGAAGTAAAATTTCCCCTTTTTTCAAAGAAATTCAAAAAGCTAATAAAAAAATAGAAAGAAATTTAAGATATTTAAGAGTTGATTCAATGACAGGTTATTTTGAAATAAGATTTTTACCTTTAGGTGAAAGCTTGGGATATGATAATCATCCATACTACATCATCGAAGACCTTGAATTGATAAAAAATTGTTTAAATGAAGCAAAAAGGTTAAAACCAAAGGATAGTAAGAAAAAAAATTGAAAGCGAGGTGAAAAATGGTAAATAGTGAATTGCTGATGAAAGTTTCAATTCAAGATGATGCTAGTAAATATTTTGAACAATTATCAAAAGCAACTGGAATAAGCACAAAAGAACTTGAAACTATGGGGAAAACAGTAGTAGAAAAATCAAAAAAAATAGATGAAGCTTTGAAAAATATTGATTTTGAAAAACTTGGAATAAGTTCAGAAAAAGCTAGAAAAATTATAGAAGAAGCTAGCAAAAAGCAAGAAGAAACAGTGAGAAAGTCTCTTGAAGCACAGAGCAAAGCTTTAGAAGAAGCCAGCAAAAAACAAGAAGAAACAGTGAAAAAGTCTCTTGAAGCACAAAATAAAGCTTTAGAAGAAGCTGGTAAAAAACAAGAAGAACATATGAAAAGACTAAGAGGAACAGCAAAAAAATTACTAGATGATACAACTAAACTAATGGGAAGAATGAGTGTTGCTGTTGCAGGAACAGGAATATTGTCAACTAAAAGTTTTATTGATTTTGAAATGGCAGTAAAACAAGTTCAAACAATATCAGAAGATAGCTTTGAAAATATTTCTGATAATGTAAGGAAAATGGCAATAGAAACAGGAACATCAGCAAAGGAACTCACAAATGCTACTTATGAGATAGTTTCAGCGATAGGAGATGTTGAAGAAAAGTATTTAGTGTTGGCAACTGCTAATAAGTTATCAGTTGGAGGTTTTACAACAACAACAAAATCAGTAGATGTCTTAACAACAATTTTGAATGCTTATAAATTAGAAATTTCAGATGTTGAAAAAGTATCTGATTTATTGATACAAACTCAAAACAAAGGTAAAGTGACAGTAGATCAGTTAGCCTCTTCACTTGGAAATGTAATACCTACAGCAGCAGCAGTAGGAGTAAATTTTGAAACTTTATCTACAGCAATGGCATTATTGACTAGTAATGGTATTAATGCAGCTGAGAGTTCAACTGCATTAAATGCAATGTTCACGGAACTTTCAAAGGGTTCTACAGAAGCAAGCAAAGCCTTTAAAAAAGCTACTGGAATGGGATTTGTAGAATATATGAAAGCAGGAGGAGATTTAGGAGACGCTTTAGCGCTTCTGAAAGAACAGGCAGACAAGACAGGAGATTCTCTTTTAGACTTGTTTAACATAAGATCATTCAAAGGGGCTCAATCAATAATTGATACATTACCAAGATTTAAAGAATTTCAGGAAACTATGAAAAATTCAGCTGGAAGTACAGAAAAAGCTTTTTCTAAAATGATGGAAGCAGTAGGAAAACAACTTGAAATTCTCTATGCTAAATTAGCAGAAGTTGGATTGAAAATTGGAGAAGCATTGATTCCTAGAGTGATTGAATTAGTTGACAAGTTAAATGATGTGGATTTTGAAAAAGTATTCAGTCAAGAGAATATAGACAAAATGATAGCTACTGGAGAAGCGATATTAGCAATATATCTAGCGTTAAAAGCAATAAGTACTCTAACAGCAGCAGTAAAATTATTTGGTGATCTAGGCATGGCAATTCAATTTTTAACTGTCAATATGTCTAAATTGGTAACTATATTAGGAGCAAGTGGTGGTGGAATTGCAGCGCTATTTGCAGGGATAGCTTATGGAGTATACGATCTCAATAAGATGAATACTAAAAATATTCAAGATTTAGCAAACATAAAGAAAGAAAATTCTGAACTTGAAAAACAAAAAGAATTGTTAAATACGATAAAATCGGAATTAGAAAGAGGTGTAGCAGATGCAGGACTATTATCTCAAATAGATGGCTTTGATAAGCTTAGAGAAGTATTGGCTCAAGCAGGAAACGAAGCAGAGGGAACAAAACGTCATGCAGAATTATTGCAAGAAGCTTTAAGGATATTAAATTCAGAGTTGGATAATTTAGGAAATAAAAAAGTAAAAATAACCATTGAACAAGAAAATCAAGACTTAGAAAGACTGGCATTCGGGAAAATGAATGCTGATATTGAGGAAGAATTTCAAAGAAATAAAAAAGAGGCAGAAAGAAAAGCTACTGAATTAAGAAAGGCTCAATTGGCAGCAGAGGAACTACAAAAAGAAATTGAAAAAATAATGAATGAATATGAAAAAACTTTAGCAAATGCTCCTAAACTAGCAGATGGACTTGGATTAGATGAATTAGATCAAGTGAAAGCTAAATTAAGCACTATTGAAAAAGCATACACTGATTTAATTAATAATGGTGCAGATGGAATGGCTAAAAAGCTTATTCCTGAAATGCAAAAACTAAGAAAAGAAACAGAGGAACTAAGTAGAGAAGATAAGCTTAGAAATCTGTTTAAAGATTATAGAGAAGATTTGGAAAAGCTCCCAACAATATCTGAAATAATGGGATTAGATGAAGAAGCACAATTAGAACAAAAGATAACTAAACTTAGAAACCTTTTAGTAGGGCTATATAATGCTGATGGAACTATTACAGATAAAGCAACTTTTGAAAAACATAAAGAAGAATTGGAAGTCTTATTAAAAGAGAGAGAAGCAGCCAAAAAACTAGCTGAAATGAAGAAAAAAGAAGAAAACGCTATGAAAGACCTAGTAAGTGTAATGAATAACTTTGGAAGTAATCTTATTGCAATAGGTCAAGGGTTGAATAGTACTTTTCTTGAAAATACAGGAAATGTTGTAAATGCCTTTTCATCTATAACAGATGGGTTTAATCTTTTCAGTAAGAATGGAGGATTAAAATCTATAACAGGTATGTTTAAAGGTGGAATGGCTGATTCAGTGATGGGGCTTGAAACTATAACAGGAGCTTTAACAAGTGTTTCTGGAATGGTTGCAGGATTTAATGTTGCTAAAAATGTAATCAGTTCTTTAGATGGAGGCAAAGCTAGAGAACAAATTGAAAAAAATAATGAAGCTAATAAGGAAGCTTTCAAAGAATCAACACAAGTTCTTTTAACATTTGTTGAGGCTATAAAATCAAATATAAGCGCTATCAATAGTTATAGCAATACTTTACTTGGATATGCTACTAACAATACTACTTTAGCAGGAATAGAAAAGGTACAGAAGAATTTCGATAACTATATCAACGCTATGGTGGAAGCAGGGGCAGATTTTGGAGATGTGACAGGACTTGTTAAAAGTAAAGCAAAATATAAATCATGGTTTAAATCAAAGTCAGAAGATAGTTATACAGCTACTGGCATAAGTGAAGCAGACATATTAAAAGCTATGGGAATTACAAATACCAATATTAAAAATATGGACGAAAGTCAATTAAATGATTTAGTTGAAAGATTAAAAGTGACGGGTATTGGGGATATTGGAACTTTGAGGGGAGAAAATTTTGTTGATAGTAACTTTGAGGAATGGAAAGAAGGTATATACGAATATGTAGGGCAAATAAATAAATTGAGAGAAGAACAAGAACAACTATTCAAAAATTCAACTCTTAATGCTTTTGAGGGAATAGATGTATCAAGTTATAAATCACTTATTCAGGAATATACTCAAATGTTTGAGGATATGGGATTAAATGCAGATGCATACAAAGATACTATTGAAGAAATGGCAAGAAATGCACAAGTTCTTGTTACAGCTATGCAAGATGTAAGAAGTTCTTTTGTAGAGGCTCTTTCATCAGGAGAAGCAAGCGACTTTAGTTCTTCTATGAGTTCGTATTTTAAGAAAATTCTTAATAATGCTGCACAAGTAACATATGATGTGGCTTATAGCTCAATAGATGAATATATGACTAAAGAATTTGAAAAGATATCAGAAAAACTTGTAGATATGAAAAAAAGTGGTGTTCTTGATTTTGATGGATTCTGGGATGACTTTAATTTCAATAAGATACTAGAAGCAGATAGAATAACTACAGACTATGAAAAAGTAATAAATGATTTAAGATCACAATTAGAAAGTAGAGGACTTTCAACTTCTCTTATAGATAGTATGCTACCAGCTACAGAACTTTCAGAAAGAATAAATGACATGAAAAATATGTTGTCAAGTGCCATGTCAGAGGCTTTAGATAATAATTCCTTTGCTTCATTTGAAGAAAGTCTGGGTAATTCTATTTATGAAAGTGTAAAAGATAGCTTAATTCAAGCTTTTGTTGATAGTGAAGTATATAAAACATACATGAATCAATTTTACAACATGGACGATATAAAAGAGAAACTATCACAGGCAACAAGTGCACAACAAGGGTTTGGCTTAATGCAGGACTATTTAAAAGATTTAGAATATGAACTTGAAAAAATGGGATTAAGTAGAGGAAATGCAGCAAGTGGAAATTCTACAGAAGATAATACACTAGGAAATTCATATTATCAAGATAGTGGAATTGAATACAATATAACTATTGAACAGCATTTTTCAGGAGTATATGGATTTGACGCAATGTATGATGTGGCAAGGAATGGAGCCATAGACGCAATAGAAGAATGGGAAAATAAAAGTAAAGTAAAACCAACAATATAAAATAAAAGAACATTGGCAACTGAATAATCTGAGAAGTAAAATAAAAAAAGCTTGACTTTATTGCGAACGCAATATATAATTACAGCAAGGGCAATAAAGTGAGGTGATGAAATGGTTGCCAAATTAGGAAGACCTAAAACAGATAATGCAAGAAATAAAAGTATTAATGTGAGATTAAGACAATCTGAACTTGATTCAATTCAAGAATGTGCCGATAAACTCAATAAAACAAGGACAGATACAATTATGGAAGGTATTAAACTGTTGAAGGTTGAACTGGAAAATAAAAAATAGAGTGTTAATCCCCCGACCAAGGATTCTTAACACTCTAGGACATCAGAAAGAATTCTGATAAATCCATTATATCAGTTTTCTCTCCGATAATCAAGGGAGGAAGATATTATGAAATTGAAAAAATGTGAAAATGGTTTTTTGGTTCAAATTAATGGATTGAACGGTACTTTTATTGTCAACTCTTGGTCTGAAGCTATGGAAATGGCTTGGAGATTGAGAGGTGATAGGGTATGAAAAAGACTGAATTAGAAATCAAAAAAGAATTTTTGGAGGAAATTGAAAAATTAGGATTAGATAAAACAAAAACTATTGAAAAAGGTATTGAGAAAGCTAGAACACTTATTTCAAATTTGGTTATTAAAGAAGTTAATTTTAATGGAGCAACACTTGTGGGAATTTTAAAAGATGGAAAGTTATATACTCCTTTAAAAAAGTTTTGTGAATTTTTAGGAGTAGATTTTAATGGGCAGTATCAAAGAATAAAAAGAGATGAGACTTTAAGAAAAGGTTTAACTATGTGTAAAATACACATGGTTGAAAATGGAGTAGAAAAGGAAAGAGAAGTAACAGTTTTAGAAATTTATTTCCTCCCTTTATGGTTAACAGGAATAAAATCTAAGCAATGCAGAGAAGAAATTAGAGAAAATTTGATTGAATTGAAACTAAAAGCAAAAGACGTTTTAGCTGATGCATTCTTTGGTAAAAGAAAAGATGAAATTCCTTTGTTGCCAGAAGATAAAGACTGGGCTTTGAAAAGAATACATGACAGAGCAGACCAAGCAAAGATATTAGAAAAACAGAAACTATATATCATCGAAAAATTAGAAAGCATTTATGATGAAATAGCAGGAATAGCAAATTTAAAGAAAAATACATCAGAAAATAAGTTTTTTAATTTCAAGGGAGAAAGTTATGATGCATCAAAAGAAAAATTACCAGCATTAGAATTAGAGAAAAATGATGATGGAAGCATAGGAATTAAAGTCAAATAATTTATTTTACCCCTCAGGTTATTCAGTTGAGGGGTTTTTTATTTGTTAAAAAGGAGGGGGACAGAAGGAATGACAGAAACATATTTTAAAACACTAACAGAAGCAGATATGTTTAAGTTCAATGGAGTAGTAATTAATGTTACAAAAGGAATAACTTTGACAAATGTTATAGAAAACATATCAATATCTTATTCAAATAATAGCAAAAGTATAAAATCAGTAGTAGCTTCCTTTGCCTTAGATGATGTTTCCCTTATAAGTAAGGGAGACATTGTTGAAATAAAAGCAGTACATGGACTGGAAGAAATGACAATACTTAAAGGAAAAGCAGAACTTCAGGAAAGAAAGTATAACAGTCATTTAATACATAATCTGCAGGTAATTGTCTATGATGAAATAAAAGACTTATTTACTAGAACAGTACCAAAAGATATTTTCGCTTTTGATAACTGGGTATATTACAAAAATAATGAAAATAATTCCTTATTATTTAACATTATGAAGCAATTAGGCGTAGATACAGACAATGTATTATTTGAAGACATAAGAGACAGCCAGACAAGGCTTATCAAGATACCTTTCATGGTATTTACTAAAGGAAACAGATGGATAGATGAACTTGAAACAATAATAGATTGTATAAAAGGAAGAATGTACATAGACAATAATAATAAAATCGTTATCAAAGGTGGACTTTATAATCCAGTAGAAAATATAATATGCCACTTTGATAAAACAAATATTTTAAATAGTATAACTCAAAAATATTCTTATGCAAAATATAATGGAATAAGAAAGGCTTTTGATAGTTATAGCTATTTAGAAAATCAGCCTTGTTTTAATCTAGCTCAAAAAATTGAAGTAGAAGTAGGGACAACACCAGAAAATCAAAATAAGATAATGTCTATTAAGTATATAACAGATGTTATTACTCAATATAAT